ACTTGTTAAATTTAAGTTCATCACGAGTAATTTCAGCAGTACGACCTAAACTAAATCCTTGCTGAGGTAATAGTCTCGAGATAGGAACGTTAAGTGATTTGTATAACTTTTCTTCGAAGTATTTGATGTCAGTAATTTCGCCAAGATTAGCAGCGCCAGCAAGAGTACTGATTTCTGTTGACTTACCTTCGCCGCGACGAGGAATCCAAAAGTCTTCCTGCATCGTCATAAACTTACGATCGTCTTTGACTTCGCCTGTAGCAGAATCATAAACAACTTTGTTTCGGAACTTTGTCATGATATCGCGAAGATACTGCTCCGCCTTAATTCTTGGCATATTGCCAACATCAATATAAAACACACGACGTTCTGGTGCGCGAGATAGACGATAAATTACTACTGCGTCTTCAATCATACGCAACTGGTTCAATGGTTTAATTGCTTTATGTAAATAACCCAAAACCATTTGACGTCTTGGATCCATCAAACCAGAGTTCACATTTACAATTGCGTCTACTGAAATTTTAGCCGCAGAGTTAACGGGACCAGAAACCATTGTCTGACCTTGGACCATTGCTCTATCATTGTAGATGTAAAACTCTTGTACACCTGCTACAACTTCAGCACCAGTTCGTGGATCTTTTTTCTTTTGAACTGTACGAACTTTTTTGATCTTTCGCGGATCAATGTATACTAGTTCCTGAATACCCAAACGTGGTTGCTTTTCATCAATTAACACTTGATAAAACAAACGACCATCAATATACCAGTTACGGAATATTTCAGCACCATAGTTTGAAAAGTCTAATAAACGAAGAACGTTATCAAACTCTTCGCGAATCATTTCTTTTACGTTATCTGGTTGCTCCAGATCATCAAGAATGATCGAAACAGATTTGCCTGTGACATCGTGAACGACAGCCTCGTTGACAATATCTTCAACTGCTGTTTCGAGTTCTGGTTGCATCGCCATCTCACGATAACGTGTAACCAGGTCTCCTTCGTTTTTATATGCTGATTCTAGATCGAGATATGTTCCGTAATAACCACCAGACATAATATTAATGGCGCCGTCATCAGTGATAGGCGTGCCAAGTTGTGGTTGTACTGAAGAAACTTCTTCCCCTTTACCTTTACGGATAATCTCGAAGCCGAATAAACTAATCCCAGCCATAAATGAACCTCATGATATAGTAAACCAGAGTTGTATTAAACAACTCTAGTTGACTTACTGTTATTATTGACTGCTTCCCACCATTGATATGAGAACGTCACAGTATATTCTTCAATTGCGTCATTGTTACCCCAATCTAAATCGATTGGTGATAAGTCAGTTGGGAAGAGACCTCTGAAAACATATTCTCTTTCTACGTTTCCAGTTTTACCGTAATGTTTTACTTTACCATCTACGGTGTAGCTGTTAGGTGTTGCTCCAAGAGTTCTTAGGTTTCCACCGTGCGAATTAATTCCAGACATCCAGCTCTCGAATGCGCCACGAATTTTGAAGTCTTCGTCATTTAGAACTGTTATTGTCCAATCAGCAAATGTTCTGTTGCCAGCAAACTTTACTTCGCGACCAAAGTATTGTACTGGAACCATTCCAAGTGTTGATCCTGGGATTTGTCCGCTTTTTGCCTTGAAGACCAAGTCGCGATTTAAACCCTGATCGCCCAACCCGAATGGGAAATTTACCGAAATCTCGAACAGATTTGCACGTGCGCCGTCAAATTTCATCTCTTGACGGAAAGTGTTTACATTAAAAGCCATTGCGTTATTCTCCTGACTTTATCTATTTATTAGAAACGTCCAACGATTTCGTCGAATGCTACGCCACTGCGAACAGCCACAAAGTTCAACTGAATAAAGTTGACGCTTCTTGCTGGTTTAATATAGATATCGCCGACAAACTCATTGCGATCAATGACTCCTGCCGTATTGTTTGATTCGTCACAAACAACGCGGAAGTCAAAGATACCACGACGAGCTTGAACGTCTCTTAAGAAAGGCTCAACCAACGCAACGAATTGTGCTCTTGTAAATTCATCATTGAACTCGAAGAGGCTAGTACGTGCAGCACGAGAAATTGCTTTTTCAAGAGTAATAAACAAGCGACGAACGTTAATGCGATCAAATGCGCTTGGTCGACCTTGTAGAGTCTTGTCTCCGAAGAGGATAGTTCCTTCTCCTGGGAATGACACTACTGGGTTTACTCCCTTCTTATAAAGTGTATCACGCTCTGCTTGAGTTGGGTTGAACGACAACTTCACTAGATTGCGAATTTGACCGCGCTCTAATCCAGCTGGTGAGAACCAAGGATCACGATTTAGGTCAGTACGAACACATAGACCAGCAACGTCAGCATTGAGAGGAACCCAACGATAAACGTCGTTGTACTTATCGTATTGATACTTCCAACCTGAATCCATTACACCGTAAGATGTTGCTGGTGATAGTGTGTCACGGAAGGCAGTAATGTCGGCAGCTTTAGTTACTGACGTTACAGCATTTGCGTATGTTGGGGAAATAAATGCAACACAGTCTTTACGTTCATCAGCTGCTGACAATAGAGCACTTGCTACCGCTGTAGCATAAGCAACTGAGGAGTTTCCTGTTGCTTCAGCACCCAAGTCGCCGCCAAACAATAGAGAAATATCAATTGCTTCTGTGTTCTTAAACAAGTCAAGAGCAGCAATCCAGTTACCACCAGTCACAGCGCCATCAGCACCGTTTACTAGTGAGTATGTTGTTACTGCGGTATTTGGTGTGTGGAACTCAACGCTTGCAGCATTTACTGTTGCAACTGTTTGACCCCAAGCATTGGCAGCATTTGATCCTGCTGGGTGACCCATCCAGTGAATGTAGCGAGAATTGCGGTATAGCACTTCTTTATAGTAAATGCTTGCGTTATCGCTACCCTTTGCGTCTGATGCTTTCGATAGATTTGAGAATCTTTCGAGTACTGTGTTAGCAGCACCAGAAATTAATCCGTCTTCATCAACAACTACAACGTGAACCTCGTCCTTAACGTAGGTATTATTTGTAACTGACAATGCATATGAAGATGTATTTGGAGCAGCATCAAATAGTCCGCGATAAGTCCAGGTTGCGAATTCGTTTGGATCGCCGCAAACTGAAACCTTTAGAGTGTTTCCTAGTTTGCCTGGGTATCGTGCGGCAAATGCGATTTCAGCATTAGCAGTTTGATATTGAGTTGAGAAGTATTCGCTGTCGTTCTTGACTAGAACATAGTGCGAAGAGTTTGAAACAGCGTTATTTGAACGGCTTGCTCCAGCAGTGTCATTAACAACACGAATTACTCGTAAGTCATTACCATAGGACAAAAAGTTTGCAGCAGATAAAAATGATACTGCTGAATTTGTATCTGGTTTTGAGAAAACTTGCAAGAGGTCGTTTTCGCTGGATACTTGAATAACAGCGTTTGCTGGACCCCAGTTAAAGAAACCTAGTGTTCCGCCAGTTGAAGTTCCAACGCCTGGTACGGAAGCTGTAAGATCAATTTCAGAAGTATTCACTCCTGGAGAGACTAAAAATGCCATGTTTATGCTCCTATGAATGGAGAATTAAGAAAATCTACCTGATTATTTAGTAATTTGTAAAGTCTAATGTTTTTCAGCAAAATTCCAATAGACTCCGTCTTCAACGTATCCAACATCCTGGTCAACGTCTAAGTGTCCAGCCAATATGGGTAATGAATCTTCTTCAATTTCACGCAATTGATCGGCATTGAATTTTTTTCTAACCTCATCTTTTGCGATATCCATAAAGAAGTTTTGATTGGTCATCCACGAAAATAACACCAAACACATAACAAGGTCATCGTGAGAACCTTCTTCAGCCTCATAACTTGTTCCTTTGGCTATAAAGGTGGAAAGTTCGGCTATAGTTTCAAAGTCTTGTATAATAAGTTTTTGATTTTCAATTAGATTTTTTAACTGTGAGCATCCTAATCTTTTTACAGATTTTGTTGTTCTGATGCCACGAATAGACTTATTTCCAAACCCGCTATTTAATATAATCTTTTTCTTCACTACAATTGTTGATAGAATATTATCATACTCATAGTCGTCGAATAGTGAGTCGGCAACCTGCTGTCCATTATCATTAATTTCTACCAACGCAAATGCTTTGTTAAAGTAATCACCAAGTTTTTTGATGATACTTGGAAAAACTAATGGAGCAACGTCGTTATTTTTATAGGTCGCTACAAGTTTATAGGGCATAGAAGTTACATCTACAACAGCGATTGCCGAGTAGTCTAATCCCTTTCCTCTAGAAGTATCTATAGCCATTACATAGTTATGATTAGGCAACGGTTGATCGTAAATTTTAATCCCACCATCAGAAATATGCAATGGAGTTACAAACGCCAATGACTTAAGAGCTGCAGCAGAAAGCAGAGTTCCTGAAGAACCCATAAACTCGCATTCCATTTCCTGTGAAAACTTCTCTTCACCAAGAACTCGGCGTTGCTCATCTGCCCATTGTTGAGTTCTTCCTGGAACCTGACGCCAGTTAGCCTCAACGTGAGTGAATCCATTTTGATTTTCAACAGCCTCAGTCCACATTCTATAAAAGTGGTTCATACCATTTGGTGTTGAGGATATAAGAATTTTTGAAGTCTCACCAGAAGAAATCGTTGGGTATACCGAAGTGAAGAATTCTTCGGCAATATTACTTGGCACGAATGCAAACTCATCAAGATAGAGTAACGAGATAGAGAAACCACGAATCGCGCTGGAAGCAGTTGAGTTAGCCAATACACGACATCCGTTTTCAAGTTCAATATCGCCCTTGTTCCAGACTTTAACACCCTGCTGAATCCACATCGGCAATGCTTCATAGGCTAACTTAATGCGAGCGAGGATTTCTCTTGACGTGCTGGCTTTGTTCGCAAGAATCGCGACAGTCTTATCTTGATTGAATAGAATGTACCAAAGAATATAGCCAACGATGATCGTTGTTTTACCAACCTGACGACCTGCTTTGACTATAACGCGACGATTATTATTGATATCATTGACAACTTGTTTTTGAAACGGGTAAAGTTCAATCTGAACGAATCCTTTATCAAGTGTAATAATCTTGACATAGTTTTCAATAAAATATGTTGGATCTTGAGCGCATTTGACAAACTCACGGACTTGATCTTCCGTGAGATTCATTGCCATGTTAACTCTTTTTAATTTGGGATTCCCCAAATAATGTTTAAGTTTAGCCGCTATTGGATTCATTTTTTAATTGTCGCAATAACTCAGCAGTTGAACCAACGAATACTGCTTTGTCTACATTGATATTAGTTGGAGAGACAACTTGATCCTTTGGTTTTAGATCTTGCTGCTGCTTTTGAAGGATCATAAGTTTCTCTGTAACGTCGGAAAGATTTTTGATCATATTCGCAGCAACTTCATATGCACGAGGATGCTGACTTTCTTTCGCAACTTCTAAGATACCGTCAAGTGCTTCGTTGCCTTTTTCGATTAGATTATAATAATTTGCGCGCGAATAGTGTGCGTCTGGATCTACAGATTCGTCCTGATGAATAGTGATAGGTTTATCTTCTCTCACCGCAGGAACATAATCTGTATTTAAAATTTCTGCTAAATTTTTATCTACTTCACTCATAAGAAATCAGGATATTCCGAAATAGTAGTCGTAAAACCGAAATCATCATTTGCGTTAGCAGTTAAAGGGTTAGGCTCAACTGTTATCATAACAACTTGATTTTCAAACACATCAAATGTGGATATAACATAAGAAGCACCAGATATAACACCTTTAAGTTTTCTACCTGATGTCAATACACCTTCAGTGTCATATATGATTAAGTTGTTTGCTGTTGAATCCCAAGATTTTACAAACGCAGTTACGTTTGCTTCTTCAAGTTTATCGCCTTCAAATACTAACTCGCCAACTTTATATGTTCCAGAACCAGAACTGAAAGTGATTAATCTATCAACTTCTCCGCTGGTAGAACTATCAATATATGTATTCGCGATTGCTTTGCGAATAATTTTAGAGTTCGATCCTGAACTAATTGGACCATACAAATATGCTTTTGCTGAAAATGTTAAAGTCCATACTATAATACGAAGATCATCAGCTGCGCCAGTATCATTAGAAACATCATACGAAACTGAATCTAATATAATAGGAACGTCAACAGGTCTCATCTCGGTGAGATTAATCGTTACAGTATAGTCTGGATTAAAGTATGGTAAAATTTGTTCAATAATTTGTGTGCCGTCTTCAGTGTTTCGCACATAAATGTTTAATGTAAAATTAAAATTATATGGAGCAACATACGAAGCCTTAACACTGGTAGAAGAATCAGCAGCAAATTGTTTTACGAAAGAAGAATTTTTTCTCAAAGGATCATATGTGATAGAATCAAGTTCAAATGACATACGTGGTAGTGTTAATTGAACTTCTTGATTTAAATTTGGATCTTGAGTGATACGAGTATAAAACTTTTCTTTAGTGGCATAACTCAACGGAACTGTGATGCGTTCGATTTCTTGTGTGCCTGCTGCATTATAACGCACTAAACGTAAATTGTTAAACATCGTGCCGAACGCGACGACAAGTTTACGAGTTATACGATGATAAAAATGTTTTTTAGATAGCATTTGATTATTCGTTTGGTGTGCCGAATGGGTTTAATTCTGTCCAATCCAAAATATTATCAGCTTCCGTTTCAAGTCTAACATTGTCATCAAATAGAGTATTAGAATCTTCTTGAGTATTTCCTGGTGTTCCTACAATCGTTAACCAGTTAGCACCACTTGAAACTCCGATAACGGCAGTATTCCCTTCAAATTCACCCTTAATATTTCTGAGTCTCAATTTACCAGTAGCGACATTCCAGTCAGAAACATAACCTTTAGCGGTTGCGCTACCAAGAGAAGCACCTTGGTACACAACTTCATCTTTAATAAACGTTCCTGTTCCACCGCTTTGCATTGAATACTCAATGCCAAATGCTCTTACATCACCAATATTATCAATTTCTGAAACGCCTGTGTTAAACAACTCGCCATTATATTTGAAGGCTTCGATGCTCAATCCGAACATATATGGAGCAACTTTGCCTGCTTGGAAAAAGTTTTTTTCTTCTTCAACGAAACGAATTTCCATAATCTTTTGTTGAACGGGCAACCAGATTAAATCGCCTTCCTTTGGCATTGTTCGAACAGTTGATGGAATATATCTTTCAAAAGTTCTACGCGCAACAGCAACGCGAGCAGCCTTTTGAATTTCTAAACCAAACTTTGAGAAAAATTCTTGATTGCCTTCGAAGTCTTGAAATGACTCAAGGTACATATCAATCTTATATGCTTTACTATAAGATTTGACTGGATCATCGCCGTATAATGCATCTAAACTTGATTGAGATTCACGAGGCATATACCAAATGTCAATGCCATGATTTTTGATTGACTCTATAATCATATCCTCAATGAGCATTTGCTCACGAGTAGCACCTTGATTGTTAAAGTAAACTGAAACTGGCATTTAACTTATCCAACTAACATTTGTGGCGGTGCTTCGTAAGTATCGCGAAGAGTTTCTTCTAGAGCCTCTATTTCTGCGATAGCATCATTGTAAATTTTTTCGCCATTTACGACCAAGCCACCAGGAAGTGTGTAGTTGGAATATTTTGTAATATTAGAACCCCATTGTCGCTTTATCAATGCTGTTGCATATGATTTTAGCCACGAGTCATTAAACACTTTGGTGTATGTTGCTGGATCGACAACTCGAACAGCCTGAAATACAATGTAGTCTTGGTCTGTTAAACGGCTACCAAGTTTAGTCAACATGGTAATTCTATTTGTTTTTTTGTTATAGTTGATGGGTATTTCGCCAGTTGTAATCGAACTCAACATTTCCAAATGCTGACGGGCGACGTAATAATAAGTGTATGAACCAGCGAGAAGATTGTAAAAATCGTTTAGACGGATTTGATAATTGATATCAAAGATGTTAAAACCGCTGGCATTCGTGGAAGAGATACTTCCAGCAGTGAGTGGTAGCAATCTTGTAACGCCGACGATAGAATCAGCGACATCGATATAGTTGTTGGCTATGATTCCAGCATTTAATTGCTGACCGAGATATACTTCTTCGGTTCCGTCGTAATGAAAATCGCGATATTTAATGAGAGCATCGTCGATTCGATCTTCGATTTGATCGTCGTCGATATTAATATCAATGACTGGAAAACCGAGTTTGCGGAGGCAATAGTCTTTAAGTTCTGCGCGGGAAGCTGGTTGAGCCATTAGAATTCTCTAAACTGAGGAAATATAATGGTATTTATAAATTATCGCCAGGAAGGTCCCTCAATCCAAGAAACGAGAGCCTTTCTTTCGCCCTTTGTAACTGGAGTCACTCTATGAATAAGATAAGATGGGAACACTATAACAGTGCCTTTCTGTCTCATCATTTCTGCATTTTCAGAGGAAATATCTTTAAATTCTAAATTCCCACCCTCATACTCGTCTGGATTTGTTAATTGAATGCTGATTGATAATTTTCGTTGACATGGATGCCATCTCCAGTCAATATCATGATGCCAAACGTAATGTCCACCCTCTTCATATTTCGTCACAGAGGCTTCTCTAGGAAAAATTAAATCAAACCCATAAGCCACATTAACTGAGTTGGCAATATGCATTAACATATTACCTAACCATGCATTTGCAGGTACATCTAAATTTGCAAGTTCGCAAATTCTTTTTTCACTAAAATTGTTTTTATGAATTTCGTTTGAGTCTACTATCAATCCAGGGACATAAGGATTTTGCTCAGCGACGCTCAATATTTTTTCAATTACATCATCGCTAAGATAGCGATTTAATACGCTGACCTTGCTCATAAACCACTATTAGATGTCTCATAGTCCTCAGAAGAATGCCAAGGATTTCTGTATTCATGCCCTGCTGAGAATTGATTCGCTACTGCAGCTTCTATCGCAACAACGTCTAAAACAGATTTAACCCATTCTAAGACTTGATCTTCAGTTAAGGAATTATAGTCTGTGAATGTGTTGTCAGATGGCGGAGAGAGTCTGACAAATGCTGACAAATCTCTCTTCACGCCATCTTTTGTAGCGACAACTTTCCATTGAACGTCACGCACAACGTTTTGCAAATTGCCAGAAGTTGGCAATGTTTGCATTGATACAATGGACCACTTATAGGTGATAGACATTATTCAGCTGCTGGAACGTCTTCAACTCTGATTCCAGGCATTGCTTCTGGTGCTGCAGCCTGTTGTGCTTGGACCTGAGGAATTACTTGCATGCGAATCTTTTCGATAGTTCCAATCGAAGCCTTCGCAGGAAGTTCGCCAAGACCAGCAAGAATTGTGTTAATTTCGTCGATCGTCAATTCAAGTGTTAATTTGTTCATAAAATTCTCCAAAACGTTAAAGGTTTATATAGGCGACTGCAGTTACAGCCATTTTCTCAACGGACATCCATGTTTTTTTGGATGATTAATTCTCGGAACAAGTGGACATCCACAAGCTCCGCAAAACTTTTTTTGTGATCCTTCTGTTTCAATTAATTGATAGTGTTCACAACTTTTACAAATTTCTAGCCTTCTTAATTCTTCTGGATCAACAGGATACGTTCTTTTTTCTGACATTATTCTATCTAAATTTTGGTCCGCCAATCCAAACAACTAATGATCTTCGAGTACCTCTAGTCACTGGTGTTACTCTATGCATAATATAACTTGGGAAAGCATAGACTAATCCTCTTTCTTTCTTAGCAACAAATGTATCAGCAGATGTAAAAAACTCTAAATCTCCACCATCATATTCACTGGGATCAGATAATTGTAATACTAATGACAATTTTCTTGGCGCTAAATTAAATCCACCTTTATCCATGTGCCAAGTATAATGATCGCCTTCTGGTCGATACACTGTATACTGAAAGTCCTCTACAAATCCGAACAAATCGAAATTAAAAAATTGCCCGTTTAATTGTCTTCCAATATACGCCATTATGTCATAGATAAACTCAGTTTTATTATTTAGTGTGATCCAAGAAATTTCAGACTTTCGTATCTTTTCTATATTATTATTACCATTACCTTGCGAGTCCATAACACTCGCTTCCATCTTCACTAATTCTTCACCGATTTGAACTATGTCATTTAATTGTTTTTCGCTGAATCCTTTTTCCCAGTTAGCAATATTTGTTTCACGACAAGCAACATCTGGTGATGGCGCAAATTTATAGATAGACATTATTTTCTGCTCCAAATTTTATTGCGATATACGCTTTCGTGCACGCTTCTAATTCTTCTTGTTTTGCTCAGATCATCATGATCTTTTTTCTCGAACTTTCGTATCTTTTCTTGAGTCAAAATTGCATCACGTCTAATTGGTATTGCTTGAATGAGAGGAGTTCCAGCCTCAACAATGCCTGTGTAATTGGTTTCATTGAAGAAAAATGGGAAATTTATAAACTCAAAATAGCCATCGCAATCAACAAATCCAGATAGACAAGTGAAGCGAGAATCTTGTCTGTTTAATGGTGGAACGAATAATACAGAATACCCTTCAGGAACTTTGATCGCCCACCAATTCATAAACTTCATCGGTGGCTTTGGAGAATTCGGATGAGCATACTTACTAGTAGATATTTGATCATTGCTATGATTTTCAACCATAGTGCGCATAAATGACCACTTATATTCTATTCCGCTTCCGTCTCCATTAGTTGTAAATTCTACATCACCAGCAAGTGGAATAATCCAGCCAACTGTCATCGCATCAAGAAATGGTGCGCATCGTTTGATGGTACTGTTTTCAATTTTATTTTCGCGATTTATTTTTGGAGGCAGAGCCTTAAACCACTCAGGCATAAATTTTCTTGCTGGATATGGTTCTGGAATAATTCCATAGTCCTCTTCATAGCACAAGAATTCTATCTCTGGAGTTTTTATCGCAGACTTTAATTTGTCAAAGAACATAATTTCTCCAAATAATCTATTATCATATCTAAAATAATTGTCAAAGTCAAACTTATTGGTTCTTCCAAGAAATTGTTACAGTTCCACCTGCAGCGCCAGTTCCAATAGTTACTGAAGAAGTTACACCAACAGATTTAGTTTTAGCCATTATTCTTGTAGCATTTGTTGTGCTGGCAACTGATCCCGCATTTCCAGCACCACCATTGGTGGCACCAGTTCCGTTTGCTCCAGGATTTCCGTTGCTTCCAACGTTGCCAGCTGCACCACTGCCTCCTGCATTTCCTGGTGCTCCTGCAGATCCAGGATTTCCTGCTGTAGCACCTGTGCCGTTGGCTCCGGAGTTTCCTGGATTACCACTAGCACCAGCATTTCCTGGCGATCCGTTAGAACCCGCATTAGCGCCTGTTCCTGATGCCCCAGTATTGCCTGGATTTCCATTAGCACCAGCATTTCCTGGTGAACCAGCACCACCTGAATTTGCTCCAGTACCATTGCTTCCTGTATTGCCATTTGCTCCTGGATTTCCGTTGGCACCTGCGCCTCCAGCATTTCCTGGTGAACCAGCTGATCCGCTATTCGCGCCAGTTCCATTTGCTCCAGAATTTCCAGAAGGACCTGCGCCTCCAGGATTACCAGCACTACCAGCTGATCCTGGAGCATTGCCTACACTTCCACCAGCACCACCTGCGCCACCATTTCCACCGCTAGGATTTCCTCCTGCATTTCCTGCCCCACCATCTCCACCTGGACCAGTAAATTCAAAATATCCGAAATCTGGATCATATACAGCACAATAAGCAGCACCACCGCCGCCACCGCCGCCACCGCCGCCGCCACCTCCTGGCGTTCCAGCGTTTCCTGTACCTCCTGGATTTCCAGCATTTCCTCTCGGACCACCAGCACCACCATTACCTGCGGCACCATTTGTTCCTGAATTTCCTGGTGTTCCAGAATTGCCTATGCCACCAGAATTTCCTGCGTTACCTCTTGCTCCACCAGCGCCACCAGTGCCGTTGTTTCCTGGATTTCCAGCGTTACCTGCTGCTCCTGGATTACCCGCATTTCCTCTAGCACCGCCAGCACCACCATTACCATTAGTTCCTGGATTGCCAGCATTACCAGTGCCGCCAGCGTTACCTGCTGCTCCACCATTACCACCAGCGCCGCCAGCACCTCCGTTTCCTGCAGCGCCATTGTTTCCACTATTTCCTGGGCTTCCTGCGTTACCTGTAGCACCAGCGTTACCAGCAGCGCCCGCAGTTCCGCCATTGCCACCAGCACCACCTGGCAACGATACTGTTGTAAATGTTACGCTCGTGCCTTGTGCAACTGTAGTAGCATTTCCTGTGTTGCCCGCTGTTCCTGGATTTCCTGCTGCTCCAGAGTTTCCTGGTGAGCCTCCTGTTCCTGGATTGCCTGCAGTTGCTCCTGTACCAGCATTTCCTGCAGCACCCGTATTACCTGATGCGCCTGGATTACCGTTTGCTCCATTATTGCCACCTGCCCCTGGATTTCCACCAGTTGCTCCTGATCCACTGTTTCCTGTGTTGCCTGGATTTCCGTTAGCACCTGCACCTCCAGGTGAACCATTAGATCCTGCCGTTGCTCCCGTTCCGTTGCTACCAGTATTGCCTGGATTTCCGTTAGCACCAGCATTGCCAGGAGAACCAGCTGATCCTGGATTTCCGCCAGTAGCGCCTGTTCCTGCGCTTCCCGCCGCACCTGTGTTTCCTGGATTTCCATTAGCACCAGCACCACCTGATGAACCAGGAAATCCTACTGCACCAAATCCACCATTGCCACCAAATCCACCATTTTGACCATAGGTCACTAAGAATGCGAATGGTATAAATGAATCACAATATGCACCTTCGCCGCCACCGCCGCGACCATAATTCCCGCCAGTTCCATATGTGGGAGCAGGTCCGCCATATCCATTACCATTTACACCAGCGTTACCATTATTTCCTATAGCAGCTGGTTGATTAAATCCTGTACCGCCATTGCCTCCAGGCGCGCCTGTTCCACCATTAGCACCTGCACCTCCAGGACCCCCTGCTCCATTATTTCCTGGGTTTCCGGAATTTCCTTGCGCTCCAGGATTTCCTGAGTTTCCTGCTGAACCGCCATTTCCTCTAGCACCACCAGCGCCCCCAGTTCCATTATTGCCTGGATTGCCCGAGTTACCTATGCCACCAGAATTTCCTGCGTTACCTCTTGCTCCACCAGCGCCACCAGCACCATTATTTCCTGGATTACCAGCATTTCCTTGTCCTCCAGGATTTCCTGCTCCTCCGCCATTTCCTCTAGCACCACCTACTCCATTATTTCCTGGATTGCCTGCTGCTCCTGTGTTACCCTGAGCACCTGGATTTCCTGAGTTCCCAGCAGCACCGCCGTTTCCTCTAGCACCGCCAGCACCACCTACTCCATTATTACCAGCATTTCCTGGATTTCCAGTATTACCTCGACCACCACGACCACTGATTGTAATATTTCTAACACCAAAAGGAATAGTCCAAGTAGCACTAGCATTGAATGTAATGCTGCCTGCTTTTACGCGAGTTCTTCGTAGTGTGGTTATCGCTAAAGGCATTTTAGGTTACAGGGATAACAACCTTGTCTAAATTTAACATTAATTGAGAACCTTGCAGTTCAGTTAATCCTTCAGCAACGTTTGTCATAACATCATCGTTATCATAAACACATTCCCAGTGAACAATTGGCATTTTTGTAAACGTTTTTTGAAATTGTTGCGTTCCATCAAAAAAGTTCCATGTTCCTAGGGGATTAAACACATTATGAATTTCTTCGCCATCGCGCCAATTTAAATGCGTAAATGGAACATTATTGTCTTTTAAAAGTTTTAATGCGTTGTAACATTCTGCAGCATCTTCAGTTAGAGCTGTATACAAAGTAATTTTCTTAATTTTAACTAAATTAGCCATTTTAAAATAACCTCCTTTATTTTCCTAAATTGGCTAACGCATGTGTTGCATAATACGTCTCGCCACCATCAAACGTCATTAATGTTATAACATCAGCATGATTTGGTTTTGTTGCAAGAACTGCAACTTCACCGTATGACCAGTAAACATTTTCTGGAAATATAATTTTACGCATTCCAATAGAATCTTGTTTTAAAACTAAAGTGCAAGAATAACTGTATTTTGGATCAGGTAAATTATCGAATACAATATTTATTAAATTGTTCTGCAATTTGACTATGAATATATTGGACTCATTTAAGTTTAAAACTTGAATATTTTTAGTTGCATTTACAGTCACAACCTTTTCTTTATAGGACTTTAAAATACCACTAAAAACCTCAGATTTTTCATTTTTAATTGGAACTACATTGGACATTATCTATTCCTCCTTAACCCACATTAGCCATAGCGTGGGCGCCAAAAAATGTTGAACCACCGTTAACTGTCATAAGAGTAATTATATCAGCTTTGTTAGCAATACCAGAAGATAGCGTAGGAACCTCGCCGTTAGACCAGTAAACTGTATTAGCAAAAGTTACTGTGTTAGCAGCTGTTCCTGGTTGTCTGATAATTAATGTAATACCAAACGAGTTTCCAGAAATAGGCGCATTCGTAAAAGTTATAGCAGTGCTAGAAAATCTAGCGGTAAGATCAAACACATTTGATCCTGTTAAATTGCCTGTATATGTACTAGCAGTCAAAGTTGCTGTGGTGATTCTTTCTTGGAAAGTATTTGAAAACAACGATCCGTTGACATGAAAGTGAAATTGCGGGCTGGTAGTTTTAACGCCAATATTGCCTGCTGCTGTAATCGTAACTCTTTCAGTATTATTGGTGCCTAAACTTAAATTTTTATTTTCGTTATTCCATACCCATGCGTTTTCAGATGCATCTATACCGACATATAATCCATCACCAGTTCCTGTACCGCTGTCGCTATTTTGAAATAAAAGAACTGCTTCGCCAGTGCTAGAGTTTCTTATTCTTGCTCTGTGTGTTGCTGCAGCAGAAACAACATCTAATTTAGCCAAAGGACCTGTTGTGCCGATTCCGACTGCATCAGCGCTGGCATCTGTAAATAGCAATGCTGTATCTGTATCACCTTCAACGCGGAAGTCTATGTTTCCACCATCTTCGTTGAAGATAACACTGCCGCGAACATCAAGTTTAGCATTAGGAGAAGTTGTACCAACGCCAATGTTACCATTATGGTCAATAATTACACGCTGAGCCATACCTGCGGCATAAGAAGAAGCAGTTAAGAAATGGATTTTAGTTCCATAACTTCCTGATCCTTGAAACATAATTCCAGCTTGTGTTCCAGTACTGGTTGCGTCAGTAGTAATGCCAATAAATCCATCATTACCAGCATTTTGAATTAAGTGAATACCACCATATGCACCAGTTCCAGTCATTGCTGTTGTAACATTGGTGTAATTGACTTGGAATGTTGTTGTAGGAACAGCAGTTGAACCCAAATTAAATCGAGTCAACGCATTTGAAGTCATGTTACCAGAGAAACTGACGTTACTTGTTGATGCTCCAACTGTTAACGTTTTTCCTGCGGCTGCTCTTATTGCGCCGTTTTGTTCAAATACAACGTCTGTTGAATTTACACCGTCGCCAATGTAAACTAAAGCAGAACTATCACCAATGGTTAAATTTCCACCAGAATTTGTGATAGTAAAATTGCCAGTGTTATCCATGTCAAGTTTAGCACTCAACACGCTGTTTGAATTGCTAAATTCTACTGTACCATTCGCTGGAGTTATTAATACATTCTTAGGCATTTTAAATTAACCTTCCCCCAGTAAATCTGATCTTTTTAGCAGCACTATCTTGAACTAATAATCTAGAACTAAAGTTGTTAGTTCCAGTATCTAAAAATGCTGCGCCAACTTGCTCACCATAAGTTACTTCGATTGGTTTTTCCCACCAACCTTCGCTTGCATTTGAATTTTGATTGATAACGCCAACAGTAACGCATCTACCCCATGGTCTTGCAGTTATAGAAACTTCAGCTGTTTGATAATCAGTCGTGCTACTTGCATTAAATGTTGTGTTAGCAATATAACCTTTAAATGGTTGTTCACCAGCAAATGGACTATTAAACCCAACTCTAAATCTATCCATCACAGCACGAATTTCTAATTTAGGCGCAGTTCCATTAAATGCTGGATCTAGTTTAATGCTTGCTCGAGCAGAAAAAGAAACTCCAGCTGGAATATAATACACTTCCGATTGACCCCAATCGAATGCTCCAAAGTCATCATCAAAATAGCATCTCCATGCTTGCTCTGTATTATCCCATTGCCTCATTCCACCAGGAATAAAGATAGTAACTCCATCGATTTCATAATTGTGTTCTAAAGAAACGATGCTACTAGTAAAGCAAACAGATTGGTTACTTCTTTGAAATCCTGAATCGAGTGTAAAGTCGGTATTACTATTTGCTGGAATCCATTCATTGTAAATTAAATTGTGTTCATTACTTGCAATTGGCCAACATGGTTCAAAATACGCTTGAAATCTGTTTTGATACAATATTGCTTGAGTGTATGTTAACTCAAAATCTATGGCTCTTCCTTGCGTTACGTCAATCCAGTTATGGTGAATTCCTCTTCCTGGAGCGCGCACATACAGCACGTATAATGCTCTATCATCAGATCTATGAATGTAGTTGTAGGCTAATTCAGAAGTTCCACCAAATGTGGAAGAGTTATCCATATGTTCCCAGTATATACCACCAGTTTCAGACCTAGCTGAATAGTTGTTATAACATCCAGTATTTACTAAATCATAACCTTCGTTAAATCTAATTCCAGCAACAGTATTCCATGCAACACAACATCGAACAGTTAAGTTTCTCCAATATCTATTGAAAAATATTGCATTGTCTTGATAGTTAAAGTTATCGCCTTGCGCTGGTTTACAGTAAGTTACTCCTTCAAATTCCACACCACCATCAGCGTTAAAATGAGAGGACCAGTATCCGCGCATCCATAAACGTGAAGAAGTTGTATTAACGTTACTAAACGTTTTTATTTCAGCATCTCTAAAGAACATAGAAGGCAATAAATTGCCTGTATTGGTAGCACCTCTACCAACTCCCATACCAGAGTGTCCTTGAGTTCCTGATATAGATGCAACAGTTGCATAAACATTACCAGAAATTAATGTTCCATTTTTACTTAACCACGGACTATTTCCTGTTCCTGTGACGAACGTTCCGAACATATCTTGTAACAAAACTGACGTGCTCGAAGTAGTTGGATTTTTCACAACACCTTTTGCTCTACTATAAGCCTGAGAAATTATATCTCCAGCAGCAAATGATTGCGCAGCGCTCAGCGTCAGTGTTACTTCATAATCGCTGATGAATTTAACATCTCGAGTTGTTCGAGTGACGAACGCTCCAACGAGAGCTCTATATCCAAGAGCAGAATTAATTGTTATAGTATTTCCTGCAATAGCAGTGATGTTTTTCTTTTCGGGTCTTTCGTCGGTATAACTAGTTTCTGACGTAGCCCATTTAGATGATACAATAATTTCATCATCCACGCTAAATCCAGCAGAACTTGCTAAAACAATTTGTGTCGCAGTTCCAACTGCTTCTGTAGCAACAGTTGTTGCGACTTTTCTAATTTTATTTCCAACGCCTTTTACTTTTAGCGGACCAGTAGTAAACACAGGCGCATTAGTTACTGTGCCAGTTATATTTCCGCTCAACGTAATTTTATTATTAGGATAATCAATAGAAGATATACCAAGAACATTTCTATTAGCGCCTGTACCAAAAATTAATTTTTGCCATGTTCTAAACACTTTAGCATTTTGAACAGTGATAGTATTTACTGTATTTGATACAATGTTAGACGTTGGACCCACAAATTCGCGAATGTAAATATTGTTTCCACTTTTATCGTGAACAATAAATCCTTCGTCGTTTCTATCACCCAATCCGTCTGTAGCATTTCTTTTATGAACAGATATCCAATCCCCTTCAACGAAATTTGTAGCACTCACGGCAGTAACAAATCCTTGCTGAAATTGTGCTTCTCCAACAGCAGCATTTACATCAGTTATAGGCATTCCCTCTGAGCCTATAATCTCAACATGGTTTCCAAATGTTAATGTGCCTGAAACAGTACCAGTATTATTAACTGAAAGATTTAATGTGCTTCCATTAATACTTAAAATGCGCGCATTTGATCCAATACCAGTTCCGCTTAATTTCATTCCTGGATATAATCCAGCGGTGCTTGCTACTGTAACTGTATTTGCCCCAGATGTTCCACCAGTTGCTGTGGCAGTAATGCTTGAAGTTGGTCTTAAATCCCAAACACGCTCCGAAGCTGTAGTTCCTTTCAATAAAACTTTTGTATTTGATCTTTGAATGTAGTTTCCGTTTCCAGCAAAATGATACGTTGACGCGCCATTAAATCTAATGGCAGTATTTTGCGCCATAATAAATGTACCGCCAGCATTTACAACTGATGATCCCATTCCACCATGTAATGGTGTCGTAACGTTATATGTGACTACGGTGTTAGAGGCAACAGTAAATGTGTCTCCGTCAGCATTTGGCCAGCCTCCCCCACCCCAAGTCGCGGTGCTGTTAAAATTACCAGATTGTGTTGATGTATATGCAGCCATTAAAATTCAACCTTTAATTTATCAACGTCTTTTCTTTCTGCGAAAATTACAAAATAACAATCAATATGATCAGAAAGATAATTGTTAATATAAACAATATTATTTTCAATCTTTTCAACAAATAATTGTTGATATACTCCAATAGAAGTGAGTTGAACTGTTATACTATTTTCGTCAACTAGTCCTAACCAATAATCTGGAAGTTCAATTTTATTTATTTTTGTACTTCCGCGAATGTAAACTCCATTCTCAGGACCTTCAAGAGATCCGTAACGAAGTTTCATTCCAGGTTTAGTTGGGTGATCGATTACGAATGACTTGGTTGTAGCCGCAAATGATCCATTTACTTGAAGTTTGTATGCTGGTGTTGCTATTCCGATGCCAACATTGCCGCTAACCTCATTTATTAAACTGTTTCCTAATGTGCTAACAGCGGTAAATTTAGCAATATTATTTGTAGTGCCACTTGCTGTAATTCCTATAGAACCTTGAGTGCCTTGCGTTCCAGTTCCCGTTGTTCCCTGTGTGCCATTAGTACCTTGAGTTCCAGTGGTGCCTTGTCGACCCTGCACACCTTGAGTTCCTAAAGTTCCCTGAGTTCCAGTAGCACCTTGAGTTCCTGTTGTTCCTTGAGTGCCAGTGGTGCCTTGTCGACCCTGCACACCTTGCGTACCTATAGTCCCTTGAGTTCCAGTGGTGCCTTGTGTTCCTGTTGCGCCTTGTAAGTTAGTAGGCGAACCGACCCAAACACCGTTAGCAGCAATAACAGTATTAGCACCAACTATGTAACCGTTTGAAGATTTTATAGCGCCAACAACATCAAGTTTTTGTGTGCCTGCAGTTGTACCACCAATTGTAACGTTACCATTAGATGGAACTAGGAATGTGTGACCGTCAGATAAGTTAATTATGATGCGATTAAATTCGCTGTTACCACCAGGAATTTGCGCTTTTACGACAAAACATTCACCATCACCTATGCCACCAGTTCTAGTGTCTAATCTAAAGATACCACCAACTCGAGTTGTATCTCTAGGCGAATCAAGTTGAAGAATATTAATTCCGTATGATAATATTTGCCCAGAAACTTCTGTAAATAAACCTGAATTTAAATTAGCAGTTTTATTCCTAATGAATATGCCAGCATCTGTACTAGATGTTCCTGTAGTGATGTCGTATATGAAAATATCATTATTTGTAGTATAAACGCCAACATTATTTGCAGTTATTGTTTGAGTGGTGACATTTCCAACAACATCAAGTCCAGATGTCGATAGTGTCATATATCTGGTAGTATTCGCTCCAAATTGTAAATTGCCAGCACTATTTGTAGTCCAGTTGTCAGGCGATTCAAATATTTTCCAACCAGTGCCACCAGCCCAATATATCCCTTCATTCGGACCTGGATCATTAAAAGTTAGAGCACCAACACCAACAATATCGTTGTTGTTTAATTCTAATGCATTTCCAAATGTTGCATTGGTAAATGTTATTTTACCGCCAATAGCAAAATTAGATGTAACATTTGCAGTTCCAACAACATGCAAATTAGATGTTGGAACTTTTATTCCTATACCTAATCTACCATGTTCAATGAATGAATCACCATCATTTCTAAATTCGAACTCAGAACCATTTGGACCAGCGCCATAAATGTAGTTTTCTGCAATTTGAATGTATCCATTTACAGTTCCACTGTTGGTAAAATACACTGAATTTAAATAACTAGTTGATTCTGGTATCAAATAATAAGAGGTGTTAGATCCTGTAAATTCGTTTGCTCTAATGGTGCCATCTACATGCAATTTTTCTGTTGGACTTGTTGTTCCAATCCCAACATTACCAGTAGCATCAATTCTAACTCTTTCTACGACAGCACTTTCATCAGTAATAATAAAGTTTGTTGATGTTACACCTAAAGAATATCTTCTAGTTCCAGAATTAGTAATTGCTATTTTTGGAGTAGTGCCAGTAACATCAAGCAATTGAGTTGGCGAAGTAGTTCCGATTCCAATCCAGCCATTCGACTTAATTGTTACTCTTTCGCTTCTAGAATTAGTTTCGCCTGTGTAAAATCCAATTCTTTGTGGACCAACATTATCAGAAACTGTACCATCAACAATTAATAAAACACCAGCAGTAGCAAGAGTTCTAGTTCCATCATATATGGTTCCTAGTAATGAGAACACATCATCATTAACTAGCGGAACAGTTGGATTTGCTAATGTTCCTCTTGCTCTCGCTGCTTTAAATACGCCTCTATTACCTGAAGTTGCTCCTGCCACAACGAATGCGAATCCAGGTGCTGTATTTTCATATGCGCCTATAATATAATCACTGGTTAATAACCCAGAAGATATATTTGTTGTGTTTAAGTATAGTCGATTGCGTAATATTGTATTTGCTGTTACATCTAATGTTCCAGAAATACTTACATTGTTACCAACATTTAAATCTGTGCTTATAGTGGTATTGCCAGCAACATGAAGATTAGAAGTAGGATTATTTGTTCCTATACCAACATACTGGTTGAAACTGTTAGCATGAAATGGAGTGTAGAAATTTCCATTACTGATAGCAAATATTTCAAATTGAGCACTTCTAGCATTATGATCATGGTTTGTATATTTCGTTGAGAATCCAGCCATCTCAACGAACGAGGTTCCGCCAGTTCCAACAGTATCTGTTCTAAACGAGAATACAGTTGCATTATTATTGTTAGTGTTTGCATTATACAATGCAACAGAAGTTGGAGAACCAATTGAATTTACTTGAACTGTTAATTTTCTTTGTGGATTTATTGTTCCGATGCCGACATAATTATTTGCTGAGTCAACAAATAAAGTTCCGTCATCAAAATTTGCATTTCCTTTAGCGTTTAAAACCTCAGCACTATTTTCACCCGCGCCAGCAACAAATTCAAGTTTATTAACAACTAAACGATCACCATTAGCAGTAAGTTGCGCATCACCAAGATAAATTGTTGAGTTGCTTAGATAGAGATCTCTAAATCTCTTTGTGAGAGTTCCGAGATCATAGGTCACATTAGCAACTGGTTCAATATTTTGTGTGATTAATTTTGCTGAAACATTGAGATCACCAGTTATAGTGTCGCCAGTTTTTAAAACTGCATTAGAAATATTAGCGCCAGTTGATGTTACAAATGTTGCAGCATTAATTGTTGTCGCATCGATATTTGCAGTATTAATTCCAACTGTAACGATAGCATTACCAAAAACGTGTAAATTAGCATTAGGAACTGGCGCAGTACCTGCACCACCTATAGCAACATATCCATTCGCATCGATAAGCAATCGCCATTTCGTTGTGCCAGTTACTTCTCTAAACGATAATGTATTAGCACCAGCAGTTCCTGCAGCAATATCGTATCTAGTGTTTAAGAGACTGACGTCAGAATCCCACTTTTGAAATTCTATAGCAGGATCACCGCTTAAACCAATTCGAGCAATTTTAATTGTTGCGCTAGTATCAACAAGGTTGATAGGTCTATATGCGGTAGTTCCTGTCGTAGCAGATTGATTTATAATGCTCGATATATTTGGGTGTTGAGTGCTATTACCGATTGATAGTTTACCAGTAGAAAATGTATTTCCTGTGATACCCAACCCACCACCGACAACTAATGCTCCCGTAACATTGGATGTTGAAACTGTAGTACATGCAACATTTAATGGACTAAAAATTGTAATATTAGAACCATCATCATAAATGTTGCTTACACCTAATGTTGTTGCGTTTGTAAATTTAGAAACATAATTTGTATTACCACTGAATATCGTTCCAGTTGAACCTTGAATACCTTGAGCGCCTGTTGTCCCTTGTGTGCCTAAAACACCCTGTACACCTTGAGTGCCCGTTGTTCCCTGTGTTCCCTGTGTACCTGTTGTTCCTTGCGGTCCAGTTGTTCCTTGTGTTCCAATAACACCTTGAATACCTTGAGCGCCTTGAGTTCCTGTTGTTCCTTGAGGACCATTAGTGCCTTGCGGTCCTGTGTCTCCAACAAAACCTTGCGTTCCTTGAGTTCCTATTGTTCCTTGATTTCCTACAGTACCTTGTGTTCCTTGTGGTCCTGTGTTTCCGACGAAACCTTGTGTACCTGTTAATCCTTGTGGTCCTGTGTCTCCTGTCGCACCTGTTGTTCCTTGAACACCAATAGTCCCTTGTGTTCCTAAATTGCCTTGAACTCCTTGTACGCCTATTGTTCCTTGAGAACCAACTTCACCTTGTGTTCCTTGTGGTCCTGTGTCTCCGACAAAACCTTGTGCGCCAGTAGTTCCTTGAGAACCAGTAGTACCTTGATTTCCGTCAGTTCCTTGTGGACCTGTATTGCCTGTGTTACCTTGTGTTCCAACAGTTCCTTGCGGACCTGTATTGCCGACAGTACCCTGTGTACCATTAGTACCCTGAGGACCAATGTTTCCAACATTTCCTTGAATACCTTGTGGACCTGTATCACCTTGAGGACCTGTTGATCCTTGTAAACCAGTATCACCTTTATCACCAGTTCGCGTAAATGTGATGACAACATTTGTTGAATCTGTTAAACTTGATACACCGCTTAAATATGCAACAGGAATAGAAAAATAATCAGAAACGTGGCTGTGAAAACCATTAATATTAAAATACGCAAATTCATTGATGTTTGCAGAGTTTGCTAATTTAAACACACCTTTAACTGTTGATGTTGAATCATCAATTGTCTGCATATAATTAAAGACATTTGATGAATTAGAATCAATAAAATCAATATACAAATGCGTTACATTTGCAAAATTAGTGTCATCAAATTTTAAATTGCCAGCATTAGGATCAGTATTTGCTGTGTTCGTTAAGTAAACATATTCAAAAGTCGCACCACCAAATTCGCCTTGATCGCCTTTGATGCCTGTTACACCTTGAGATCCAGTTTCACCTTGAACTGAAATTCCTTGTACACCTTGTACACCTTGAGGACCTGTATCACCAATATTTCCTTGTGATCCGACTTCACCTTGAACGCCGACAGATCCTTGAATGCCTTGAGGACCTGTATCACCAATATTTCCTTGTGTGCCAACATCACCTTGAATGCCAGTTTCACCCTGAATTCCTTGAGAACCAACTACACCTTGCGTTCCCAAAGTTCCCTGTGTGCCTGTAGTGCCTTGAGAACCTACTTCACCTTGAATACCTTGAGATCCTGTTGTGCCTTGAACACCAATTTGACCCTGGATGCCTTGAATTCCTTGCGATCCAGTTTCACCTTGCGTACCCTGAGCACCAACTTCACCTTGAGTTCCTTGTGTACCTACATCGCCTTGAATTCCAGTTTCGCCTTGAACGCCTTGCGCACCAATAGTTCCTTGAGTACCATCAGTTCCCTGCGTTCCTACTGCACCTTGAGAACCTGTTTCTCCCTGAATACCTTGAGAGCCGATAATTCCTTGATTGCCATTTGTTCCCTGAGTTCCTACTGCACCTTGAGATCCCACTTCACCTTGAATGCCTTGAGCACCTGTTTCTCCTTGTGCCCCTTGTGTGCCGTCACTGCCTTGTACACCATATGTTCCTTGTGAACCAGTTTCGCCTTGAGTACCTTGTACTCCAATTTCTCCTTGAATACCTTGGAGACCTTGAATGCCAGTTTCACCTTGCGTTCCTTGTGTACCTTGCGTTCCCTGAGTTCCTTGAGTTCCTTGTGCGCCTTGTATTCCTACATCGCCTTGGATACCCGTCTCGCCTTGAGTTCCTTGCGTGCCTTGAGTTCCTTGTGAACCTTGTAATCCGACATCTCCTTGAATGCCTGTTTCACCCTGCGTTCCTTGAGTGCCTTGGACACCTACTTCGCCTTGAATGCCTTGTGTGCCCTGCGTACCTACGTCACCTTGTATTCCTGTTTCGCCTTGAACACCTTGAATTCCCTGTAATCCAAGTTCGCCCTGAATACCGACCTCACCTTGAATACCGACAAATCCTTGGACACCTTGAGAACCCGTTTCTCCTTGGGTTCCCTGTGTACCAATATCACCTTGAATACCAGTTTCGCCTTGAGTGCCTTGTGTTCCTTGAGTGCCTTGGACACCCTGCGCACCTTCTGGTCCTGAAGGACCAACATTTAATGAAATGCCGCCAATATTAGTTGGACTAGATTTAATTGACACTGAGCCGACACCGTTATTGTTAACGGAATTGACGGCAACTCCTCCAACTGGAGCATTGGTCTTTAGCGAAACAGAACCTGCGTTATTATTTACTGATGTAACAGTAATTTTCATTCACTGTTACCTACTGACTTGAGGTGTTACAGTAATTATTCCTTCTAAAATTCGTACCACGGAACCTGCATCGTCCATCTTCACGTCGTAGAGATATCGACCTGGACTAATGTTTGATGTATTTGCTGCATCTACAGATAATGTAATTTCGCCATTCGCAGTGTTAGATGTAGTTATGATAATATTTGCAGTAGCATTTGCTGAATAATATGATTTTCGAATTTGCGAAATAAAAGTTGCGTTCGCAAGATTTCTTGGACTGCCGTCGTCGTTTGTAAGTTTTAGATCAGAGGTAAACGTTGTTCCCTGATTTAATGTGAGTTCTGCATATGACATTTAAAGATCTCGCTGAATTATACAATATTTAGTTTTTAATAATAAGAAGCATAAGGCACTTCAGCATACCAATCTATAACAAGTCTCGCTTCGCCACCAGCAAATCCAGAAGCACCGCCAGCGCCAGGATTTGCACCAGCACCTGCGCCACCTGTTCCGCCACCATAAGATAATCCACCAGCATCACCACCGTTGGATCCGCTATTATTACCGCCACTTTCAGTAGTAGCAACAACCCAATTACCACCAAATCCTGCTGATGCTGTTCCACCAGTTCCATCCCAAATACCGCCATAGGCAGTTAAACTGTTAAAGATGTTTGTGGTTGATGTAATGGAAGTGTTGCCACCATTTTGACCTGCGATACCAAAATTGCCACCGTTTTCTACAGAGTAATAAAACTGTTCGCCTGAAACGAGTGGTATTGTGATTGTAGCAAATCCACCACCGCCACCACCAGTTCCACCTGAACCACCAGCACCACCACCCCATATTTTGATTGTGGCTTTTTCAGCACCAGCTGGAGGACTTATAGGAGTTCCACTACCAAATGCAGCAGAACCACTCGTCACTGTTGTTGTGCTGATGAATTCTAAAAACTTTGGCTCGTTAAAATATACAGTAACAGGATTTGACGCGCCATTACTTTGATCGAATGACCATGCGTCTGAAACTAAACTTCCTAATCTCCCAATTGCTGGTGTATATTTTGTTACACCAAAACTATATGTGACTGTTGTGTTATTATTTGCTACATCGTATGAAACAAAATTATTATTCACCTTAACAGCAGAAAATGGTCGATAACCTAATGTGCTGTCGCGTGTGTCGCCATTCACTTCTAGAGTGAGATAATAATAATATCCATTAGGATTTCCTAACAAGTCATATGATAAAGTTCTTGTTTCGTAGATACCAAGAATTTGAATTTGATTTGTGTTGTTTCTATTTGTCCCAAACTGATCACGATCAATTGAACCATAACTTGCATAATAATATCCATAACTACCACCACCGTCGCCTGTGACTGTAGCAGTAAAATGTAATCCTGCGTCATTGAAATCGCTGACGCTTAAATTTGTTGTTGATGTTGGAATAGCAGAATTTTGAGAGTGATTTGGAACTAATCCACCAGTTCTTGTGTATTCAGAAAATGCTATACCAAGCCAATCGATTGTAACTCTGCCTGCTGCGCCATCAAACCCAAACGAATCATCTCCTGCTCCTCCACCACCTGGAGCAGTTCCATTATTAAGTGTGCCGCCAGCACCACCACCATAACTTTGACCGCCAGAATCTCCGCCGTCTTGCGTAATTCCAGCACCACCAACTTCATTTATATCGCCACCGCTCGCAGTACCACCGACAGAAGCAGTCACTCCATCAGACTTACCACCGCCACCACCACCAGCAGTGTATGTTACAGATGATACTGTTGCTGTAGAATTTCCGCCATTTTGTCCATCTTCAACACCAGTAGCACCGCTACCGCCAGCACCAACACTGTAACTTATAGATGTCGATCCGCCAGTAACAGCAACAGATTTTAAAACAAATCCACCGCCACCACCGCCAGTGCCACCAAATCCATATGCGCCACCACCGCCACCACCTGCACCCCAAATTTTGATTACAGCCACTCTAGCGTTAGCTGGCGCTGTTACAGAACCTGATCCACTGTTAAAGGTTTGAGTAGAAAGTGCACCATATCCAAATTCGTTGCTAATATTTTTGAGCGAAAGCGGAGTCGCGACTGGCATGTTACTCTCCTACTTTCTTTTGCAACTCTACAACCTTTTGATTGAGTTCTTTGATTGCTTGAATTAGAACAGCAGCAAGACGATCGTATTTGACGTTCAAGTAACCGCGATTATTTGTTTCAATGATTTCTGGATATACATTAGCAATTTCTTGCGCGATAACACCAATTTGCATAGAATCATCGCCGTATCCAAGTTTCTTAGCAACATCATTCCACTTATACTTGGCACCACTTAATGTCATCACATTTTCAAGAGCATTATCAATTTCATTGATGTCGACCTTCAAACGTTCATCAGAAGGAATGATAAAGTCAGTCGCATAAAGAACTGATGATGACATGTAAACGCTGGTACATGCTTTTGCAGTTTCAGCAGATCCAACTGATCCAACACCGACAATATAATTGGTTCCTGCATCAGCCGTAGCATTAATCGTAGTATTTGGTCCTGGTGGTCCAACGGGTCCTACATCTCCTGTGCCACCAGGAGGTCCTGGAGGTCCTGGAGGTCCTGGTGGACCCTCAGGTCCTACTGGTCCTTGCGTACCCAAAGCGCCAGTGGTGCCTTGAACTGAACTTCCTGGTGGTCCACTTGGACCTTGAAGTCCTGGTGGACCAGGAGGTCCTGGCGCACCAGTGTCGCCTGTATCACCTGTATCACCGTTATTTCCTGGTGGACCTGCAGGTCCTGGTGGACCTTGAATTCCTACGCCTGTAATACCTTGAGCACCTTCAGTGCCTTCTGGTCCTGTTGGTCCTTGCAGTCCTGGTGGTCCAGCTGGACCTTGCGTGCCATCAGCACCTGTAATACCTTGAACCGAACTTCCTGGTGGTCCAGGAGGTCCTGGTGGTCCGTCTGGTCCTCCTGGACCTGTGTCGCCTGTTGGTCCGGAAGGACCAGCTGGTCCTTCTCCACCTGTTACACCTTGCGTTCCTGGGGGTCCCACTGGACCAGGAGGTCCTGGTGGTCCACCTGATGGACCAGGAGGTCCATCCGCGCCTTGCGGTCCTTGAAGACCTTGCGCTGGACCTTGTGCACCTTGTAATCCAGCAAATCCTTGAACCCAACTTCTTGTACCATCTGTTGAAGATTGTAGAATGTAACCGCTAACTGGTGGAATACCAAGATTAGGTTCACTTAAATCTAGGCTGAGGAATTCATAACGCGATGTGATGCCATTCGCAGTCACTGCGTCAGTTACTTTAATCTTTCCGCTTGTAGTTCTAGAAATTGCCATAGTTTATTAATTTGCTCCAGCAGCAAGAACTGAAAAAGAAACATTGGACCAAGCAATCAATCCACTATTAGAATTGTTACTTGATATGCATAAATTTGCCTTCAAAAATTGATCTGATGCCGAAGAAAACAAATTCCAATTCGGACTCCATCCAGAAGAAAGCGAAATATAAGTGTTTGTAGAAAAACTTCCTGCTTCTAACGAATCGATTCCAGGATAAGGGAACAATGCAACATAAAATCTTCTTGGTTCAAATGCACCATTTCCATTTGCTGTACACCATTGTTGATCTAGTGCTTCGGTTACAGAAAACCCTGATCCAGCAACGATTACTGTTGCATCTAAATCATAACGACCATTTGCATGAACTTTTAACATAACTCTACCAGAATTACTCAATCCAGTTGACCCGCAATCTGCTTCAATATCTTGTTCAGTTGATTTAAATCCTAAAGCACTTCCACCAAGAAAATCTCTGAGTTCCATTGTACCTGATGTTGGAACAGCAGAATTAGTTGTAAAGTCTGGTACGTTTGTGTTTGCTGATTTTAAATATCCGCGAAGATTTTTTGTTGTTTCATACCATGTAAATTTAACAGCACCATTAATTCCATTACTACCATTTCCAGCATTTATCGATCCCTCTCCGCCATTTCCTGCAGCAGGAGCACCAGAAATTCCTTCAGGAGATGTACCACCGCCACCACCAAGATTACCATCAAAACCAGAATTCCCCATATATGCAATTCCTACGCTAGTATTTGCGTAAGTATCACTGCCACCGCTGCCGCCAGTGCCATCAACGCTAACACCTGTTTCTCCACCACCGCCACCACCGCATACTATAGTAGTGATAGATTTAGAATTTGAGGTAACATATGAGTTTTCTCCAGGTTGTCCATTTGTTGGTCCACCTGGTCCTTCACCGAAGTCACCATAAAGTCCTACATAGTAATCTAATGTTTCGCCAGCATTGATGTAAATCAATTCTTTGGCATATGCGCCAGAGCCGCCACCACCGCCAGTAACTCCACCAGTGTCTGATCCACCACCGCCGCCACCTGCACCAAGAACTTCAACAATAACAAATCCTGTGACTGGTGCTGTGACTGTTCCTGCACCAGCAGTTGTGAAAACATTTGCTGAATTATTTGAGCCGATGCCAAATTCTTCAATGACATCGGACAAATTAATTGTTCCTGAAGATGGTAGTGGCATTATTCTTTCTTCAACCTTTCAACTTTTTCGTTTAGTTCTTTAATTGCTTCAATCAACACAGCAACAATTCTTGCATAGCTGACTGAGAGTTTATCGTCGATTGACTGTACAAGGCTTGGATACAGTTTCTCAACTTCTTGAGCAATCAATCCAACTTGTAGTCTGCGATCTTCGCTTATACCATTATCTAGTGCATTTTGATTCCAATAGAATTCAACGCCTTCAATTTCTTTTAATCTTTCCATAGCATTTTCTACGCGACCGACAACATCCTTGAAGCGAGCATCGGAAGTCGCAGAGAAATCACCAGCAGTGACTGTTGTGCCAGAGAAGTAGATACTAGTATTTACGTTTGCTACAGCAGTTGAAGAACCAGCAGCACCAACGCCGATCAAATAATTTGTTCCAGTGGTGACATTGGTTGCTTGAATTTCAAAGGCAGAACCACCACCAGCTGGACCCGTGGCACCTTGAGCACCTTGAGCAACAGCCGTTCCGCTGATGCCTTGTACACCTTGATTTCCATTTGTTCCTTGTGTACCAGTAGCACCTTGTGGACCATTGATACCATTTGGACCTTGAGGACCAGGAGCACCTTGAGATCCTTGTGGACCACCTGATGGACCTTGTGGACCATCAGAACCAATAGCACCCTGCGATCCTTGTGGACCACCAGCAGGTCCAACCGCACCTTGTGTACCTTGTAATCCTGTTCCTGTTGTACCTTGCGTACCTGATGCGCCTTGAGCACCAGGATCGCCTAATCCACCAGGAGAACCATCTGTTCCTTGTATTCCTTGAGCACCACTTGGTCCTTGTGGACCAGCACCGCCAGTTGCGCCTTGTCCACCGCCTGTTCCTGCTAAACCTTGTGGACCATTACCACCAACGCTACCTTGCGGTCCTGCTATACCATCGGCACCTTGCGGACCATTTGGACCTTGTGGACCTTGTGTTCCTGTGCCGCCAGCACCTTGAGTTCCTGCTGCACCGCCAGCACCTTGTGGACCATCAGGACCTTGTGTTCCTGCTCCTGGTGCACCTTGTGGACCTTGCGTTCCATCAATACCTTGTGGACCGAATGGACCATCTGGACCATTTGGACCTGGAGGACCACCAGGACCGCCAGCGCCAGTCTCACCTTGAGCACCTTGCGGACCAGCTGGACCAGGACCACCTGCGCCACCAGTTGCGCCGCCAGCACCTTGTGTACCCTGTGGACCGTTTGGTCCTTGAACACCGTCAGTTCCTTGTGGACCTTGTCCGCCATCTCCACCTGGAGTACCTTGAACACCGTCAACACCTTGAGGACCGCTTGGTCCTGGTGGACCTAATGGACCTTGACTTCCTGGTCCACCACCGACACCTTGTGGACCACCTGTTCCTTGAAGACCGAGTGGACCTTGTGCGCCTTGAACACCTTGCGTGCCTTGAGGACCTGCGGGACCTTGCGGACCATCGCCACCTGTTGAACCGCCTGTTCCTGGAGCACCGATAGCACCTTGCGGACCTGCGCCGCCTTGTGGACCTGGACCGCCATCTAAACCTTGTGGTCCAAATGGACCTTGAACACCCTGTGTTCCTTGCGTGCCTTGCGTTCCTGAAACACCAGGATCGCCAGGATTTCCTGCAACACCTTGTAGTCCGCGAATACCTTGTGGACCTTGTGGACCCTGAATGCCTTGAATACCTTGAGCACCTGTTGCGCCAGTATCACCTGTTGCACCGTCTGAACCTTGTGGACCTTGCGGACCAGGAGCACCTTGCGCACCTAATCCTGCTGTACCTTGCGAGCCACCTGTTCCTTGTGGACCAACTTCACCTTGTGGACCTTGAGTTCCTTGTACTCCGATGTTACCTTGTACACCATCTGCGCCTTGCGCACCGTCAACACCCTGAATACCTTGAGCACCAGTTGAACCCTGCGTGCCACCTGTTCCGAGTGGACCTTGAACACCTGTAGTTCCTTGCGGACCTTGTAATCCTTGAATGCCTTGAGCACCAGGAGCACCTTGCAAACCAGTCGCACCCTGATTTGCTGCAGGACCTGTAATACCCTGTACACCTTGAAGACCTTGTGCTGGACCCTGCGCACCTTGCGGACCAGTGTCACCTTGAGGACCGTTTGCTGGACCTTGAATTCCTTGTGGACCTGGAGGAGCCACTCCCCAATAACGTGTGCCAGCAACTTGGCTGGCTAGGAAATATTCTGTTCCTGGAGGACCACCTGACGGCGGAACACCAAGATTTGGCTCGGCTAATTCAAGGCTGAGAAATTCGTAACGCGAACTGACATTATTCGCAGTACCAGGATTTACAACCTTTACTGATCCGCTTTGTAACTTAGAAACCATATTTTATAAAAACTCAAATTAAGCTGTTGCAGTTTCTAGATATGAGAACACCAATTTAACCATGTTATTACCGTTTGCGCGGCAGTATAAACGATTTCCTTCTTCTAGAACCAAACGACCTGTTAAGATAGAAGCAGCATCACCAACTGGAATAGCAAAATCTTTGATGACTTCTGTGTTAGAACCTGCTCTGTAAACATTAGCACTTACATTGCAAGTTTTCCCTTCTGTGTTGATGTTGGCAAATTGAGCCAACAACACAACAGTTGCGGTTCCCAACGGAGCTTGGTAGACAAGCGTATCAGCTGTTGTTACATTTGCTGTAGCGGTCTTAAATGTATTTAGTGGGACTAAATTAGACATGTTTTAATTTCCTATTAAGAGTCAAGTGCGAGAACGAATGGTGTAATCTGAGCAAACAACGAACGAGTAAATGCTCTACCAGACAACGTACCAGTGTTGAAGTTGATGAGCAAGTCTTCACCAATTCTAAAGTTACCAAACTGGTCAGTAGAGGTGAAGTACACGATACCACCGTTACTTGAAACAGTTTCATTTACTTGCAACAGATCTCCACCGTTTCTTGGTAGAGCAGTAAACACGCTAGTACCAGATCCCACGAATTCAAACGTTTGACCTGATGCGGCGAGAGAAGACTTTTGATAGAAGTATAGTTTAGTGTCCTTCAAAATTGGATCAGTAATTCTTCTATCTAGCGTCAATGTAGTAATCTCGCCGATAGTATTTGCTGCTAGAATAGTTATATATCTTGGAATTTCTAGAGCAGTATCTACTAGGAATGACAACTGACCGCCGACTTGAACATTAGAAAATTCGCCAGCATCAACGCCAAGAATAACTTCCTGACGGAAGCGACCATTCGTTGAAACTGTTGGTGAAGTATTTACAACCCAGTTAGTATGAATGTTACCATTTGCTCCAACAACATTTGAAATAGAAATAATAGTTCTCGTTGACGCCAAGTCGAACGAGGTTACTGTTCCTTCAATGTAGTCTGTGTAAGAACCATCTTCGGCAACAAAGGCAACGTTTAGTGTTTCACCAACGTTATATCCTAGACCAGCTTGAATATCAAACTCAGTTTCGCCTTCAATGTTCATTACAAGACCGAGATATGGTGTTGAATCTTCAGTGATAGAGAAGCGAGGATCGGTGCAAGCAACTACGTTACTGACGTTGATTGTAAATCCTGTTTGATTGTTTGAAGTCCAAACGTTGCCGAGATAAGCAATAACTTCCTTCTGAATAAATCCTCTGTTATTCTTCAACTGCGTAACAGCATCAATTTGATCAGCGTTGGTATTGATGGTTAGAGGAATAGGATAACGGAATTGTAAGAAGTTAGTTGGTCCTTCTGCAATAATCTCAGTGATAGTATCTAGATATGTGTTAGCGATGGCAACCTGCGCGGAAGTGCCTACGTTAGCAGAGAAGTTTTGAGAAACTGCAGTTTGATATGTTTGAGGAACTGCGGTGTTTGTAATGATATAAGACATCATTGTTTTGATGTAATTATATGCATCAATCGTTTGTGGTTCTTGGTCTACGATGGCACTTGTATTACTATAACCATAATAATAAACACCAGATTGAATTGATTGTTTATTACCACCAAACTTCATGTCATAAAGCACAGAATCAGTAATATAACCAACGTCGCGAGAACACTTGGTTTGCATAGCAACGTTCAAGGAAATAGAAGTTTCTACTGTTGACACGTAAGCATTTGCTTCTGCCTTGAGATATTCTTTATTTGCTTCAAGCAATGTATAGGCATTTACCAAGTTAGAATCAGTATTTGGTGTGATGCCATTTGGCACAATCGCGTCAGTAACAGCAGTTGTTCCATTATTGATAATATTGATTAGTGTGCTGTAAAGAGTTGCGATTCTTGCTGCTTCAGCAGATGTTGCCGCAGAAGCAGCAGTTGTATTTTGAGAAATGCTAACTTGATAACCAGCATGCGCAATACCTTGTACAACGTTTTGCGCTGCAGCACTGATGTAACTGAATGTATTAATCGTTGGCGCTTTTTGCGGTAACGGTAGAACGTCGACGGTTGAACCCGATTGGTTCCAATATTGTAGACCAGCGAACACAGATTGCGTATTCGCATCGCTAGAAAGATCTTGTAGAATAGAATCTACGATTAATCCAGTATCGCGTTCACACTTGGATTCATTATAGATAAATCCAGCGGATGCTGTCATCAATAGAGGACCAACGCCGTTTGCTACGAGACCACGGTTGCCGAAGTTGACGTTACAGTTACCCATCGAGGCAGTACCGCCAGATTCAGCAATAAATCCGT